AAGCGATGATGAAGAAGTTGAATGAAGATGCAAACGTTGATGATTGAACAATTGTTTTGTTTTGTTCAATAACGCAGGGCGCAGCGTGCTGCGTCTGGTGCATATGAGTAGAATCACAACAAACTGGCTGCTGGTTGGAAAGTTGCAAAACGCAGGGCGCAGTGTGCATATTCATTTCCGAAAATATAGATAAACGGAAATCGAAAAAAATAAAAAACAAATTGAAGTTGAAAAAAAATTTTCCTTTCAAAATTCAAAAATTGCTGCAGAATTGTTCATGAACCAGAACTTCAAAATTTTGAGCTATTATATAAGCAGTTGAATAATAATGCTGGTTGAATTTAAAGCAAAGAAAGGATTGGAAATTGATCTTGGAAACGAACAGCCAACAGCAGCACAGTGCGCAGCGGGTGCAGGTGGATATTGGCTGACAGAAAAACAGGTGGGCTTATGGACAAAGTTATTGATGGCAAAATATATCCAGAAATGAACATTGTGTTTCATAGAAATGATGACAAAACAACCATTATGACTGTTGACGTTGCTGGTGTGCCAATTGGCTACACAGTCATATTGAACACTTTCATGCACGCATTGTTTACAGGGATCAAAACTGAATGACAGAAGTTGAATGGAACTTGTTTGCTGAAGGAATGTCAGACCACATTGATCTTGAGCGTGGTCTTTCACATATGCCAAACGACTGCAAGCTCACACTTTATGTCAAGCGTGAATGCAAAGTCTGTCACCAAATGTCCTGGATTAAATACGGCTATGGTGATGTCTGCAACCAGTGTATGCCATGACAAATACGACGATAGCTGCCATAGAAGTTGCAACCTTGATGTGGATTGTGTTTTTATTGTGGATCATAATAAGATGACAGAAAAACCGTGTGCAAAATGCAAATGGGATGGCTGCCAATGCCACGAACTTTATTTATCCAAAGACAACACGTGTGATTTCTTTGAACCAAGCCTGGAATTTTTTGCGGCATGACTTCTGAAGAATCTTCTGAATCAAAAGCAGTTAAAACTGCTGAAACATACGAACCAACCCGTGATGACCTGATATTGCTGGACACAATATTCATGAACGATTGGGTTCCTTTCAAGCCAACATTAAAACAGGCAGCCTTTTTAAGATGTAACGCACGTGAAGCATTATTTGGTGGTGCTGCTGGTCCAGGGAAAAGCTGGTCACTGTTGATGGCAGCACTGCAATATGTAAGCGAACCACACTATAACGCCTTGATCCTCAGACGAACATACAAACACCTTAGCCTTCCAGGCGCATTAATGGACATCAGCAAGAAGTGGCTGTTGAATTTGGAAGTTGAAGGTGAAATGGCGCATTGGGATGCAGTCGACAAACAATGGACATTCCCATCAGGAAGCACAATCAGCTTTGGCTACTTAGCAAACCAAGCAGATTGGGATCAATACCAAGGAAGCCAGTGGCAGTTCATAGGATTTGACGAACTGACACAGTTTAATCAGGATGACTATATGTGGCTATACAGCCGAAACAGAACAGTCAAAAATGATCCTATACCACTGCGCCTATGGTCCACCAGCAATCCTGGTGGGCGTGGTCACAATTGGGTGAAGGAACGTTTCATTCTGTCAGACAATCCAGAAATCAAATTCATTCCTGCCAAAATATACGACAATCCATATTTGGATGCAGACGAATATGCCAAAACATTAAGCAATCTAAGCAGCGTGATGAAACGACAATTATTATATGGCGATTGGGATGCTGTCAACACTGGTGGATATTTCCACAGACATTGGTTCAAAATGCTGCCACCTGACTTCCTGCCATCGTTTGCTTTCCGTGTTCGCTTTTGGGACCTTGCAGCCACACCTGTCAGCAGCAGCAATGCTGATCCAGATTGGACAGCAGGTGCTTTAGTCAGCATGCAGCAGGATGGCACATATACAATTGAAGATGTCAGCAGAACGCGTGACACAGCACAAAATGTTGAACGACTTGTCAGATACACAGCAGACTGTGACCATCCTGAAACACTGACCATCATCGAGCAAGAGCCTGGTGCGTCAGGCAAACAGGTTATTGATTATTATCACAGGCACGTGTTACCAGACAAAAAATTTATGGCATACAAGCCAAGTGGACCAAAGGCCACACGTGTTTCTATAGTCAGCAATCACGCAGAAGCCGGAAACATCAGCCTGATGCGTGATGTTGAAAGTCATAAATGGAACGACGAATTCTTAAACGAAGCTGAATTGTTTCCAGACGGAAACCACGATGACCAGCTTGACGCAGTAGCCGGTGCGTTTGCCATCCTGCAACTTGCATCAAGACGCGGAAAAGTCAGATGGTTTGGTGGAAGCAACCAACAGCAAATACAGGGTGGAATAGTATGAACGGCGGTAAGAAAACAAATATAGATAACTATTGGGTGATGAATGTAGCTGAACACAGAATACACACAGAGCAACGGATATTGGCATATTTCAATTCGATAGCGATTTTCCTTTTACTGATCAAACTTTATGGTGTGATTTAATGGGTTTCAGTGGCACATCATACACCGTTGGCGAGCAGCAATTTCCACGTGTCACAAGAATCCTTGGCGTTTTGGACAAACCATTCCTTGGACCTTGGCAGCGGAAGATGGTTGCTGAATCAGTCTACACACAATTTCACAACGAATCAGACAATGGAACAGTGCTGACAGACATGAAAGGCGTGCGTCATATATGCAATCAAGCAAAGCAAGCAGCCGATTTATACAGGGATGAAGCAGCCGACAGAGGCAAACGCATTCACGATTTCCTTGAAGCAATCTTTGATGCCAAAGAACACCTGGCAAAACACATAATGGAAACCGATGACGAAGGCGTTCTGATGTCAAAGATACAGGAAAACGCAGCCAAATGGGTGATGGATGAAGATGTCAAGGCTGTTGAAGTAGAAAAAATGGTGGTCAGCAAGAAGCATGGGTATGCGGGAACCTGTGACTTAATAGTCACAATGAAAAATCATAAGGGTGGTCCACCCGTTCTTGCAGTCGTTGATTGGAAAACTGGTGGTGGTGTTTATGACACACACAAACTGCAGATGGCTGCTTACGCAAAGGCATATGAAGAAATGACAGGATCGGCCGTTGACATCGCTTTTGTGATGCACATCACACCAGCACTTGGCAAGCTGTCACCTAAACTGCACCTGCATCAATGGGATATAAACAACGAGTTTGAAACCTTCCTTAAAGTTATGGACGTATACAAATGGCGAAACGGAAACAGATAAAACTGAACGGTGCTGAAGAAATCACCATATTTGTGATCATCGTGATGGCATTCGTGCTTGCTTTCCTGATTGGGCTTTCATATTAATGGCACAAGATGAAGTGCGTGATTTGTTGCGCAAACAAAACAAACCGTTGACCATAACTGAAATTGCGCAGCGCACAGGCATCAACTACAGAACAGCAGCACGCAACCTGCAGGGCATGGGCAAATGGAATGAACTTGTGGTTGCAACCAAAGGCGATGGCAGGACAGGCAAAAAGACATACAGGTTGAAGGAATAGAATGACGAACACGTGCAAACGCAATAATTATTTAGAATATGAATACGAACCACAAAAGAAATCTGAAAATTATGATGCACCCGCACGTCTGAAATTACGATGGATTAAAAAGAATGACAATCTTATTTCCGATTAACGAACACGGCTGCATCGAACAGTGTCCTGGACAATGGAACGTTGCCACAATCTGGTGGCATTATACTTTTATATGTAAGTCATATTGCAAACAATATGAAGGCGTGGAAGATAGACAATTGAAATGTGGATTTGATAAAAATGACGAACTTGACACAATTTAAAATACGAATAGACAATACAAAATCTCCAATAAGGATTTTCCGTGTAAAGAAAACAAAAGACGTTGAAGTTACAACAACCGCGGAACACGGATGGCTCGACGGCGCACACTTCCAATGGCTGCTTCCAAATGGAAGATATTGGATGTGCCAGGGCAATGATGTCTGTGGTTTTGAAATCAAAACTGGAAAGGTAATAAAAGCTGATGCAGACAAAGCTGCAGACGTTGAAGTCAAAGAAGAAATACCTGAATTTCCTGAAGCGGTAACTGAAACAGATGACAAAAACTGATATGTTTCATAAGTCCACAAGCTAACACAACGAAATGACAATTACACTTGAACGTTGGCAGTGGAACACCATATTGGCTATTTTGATATTCGCATTAATCTGCAGCTTGATCGTGTTTGGTTATTTGCTTTATCTTGCGCACTTTGCGCCAACCGTGTGTGTTGGTCCAGCTTGCCACGTTAATTATACCGACGTGATAACACATGCCAATAACACAACAGCGAAATAAACCAGGAAGAAAACAAAGTTTTCCGACACGCGTTAAAGACGCGTTAAGTGTCCTGATTGGTCAGGAATATGGTGGTGGAAATGCGGGTGGAGCGAATAGCCACAGGCGCACAATCAGTGTGCAAGCAGGGCAACCAATCACCATCAGCCGTGATTTTTTAGACGTTGCAGTCGAGGGCTTTAACTCGAATCCTTGGATCAACAAAGGCATCAGAATAATTGTTGATGCTGCTGGTGACGTAACAATAAAGGTCACACACAAAGAACGCGCGCATGAAGCAGACACTGGTGAAATGAAAGTTGAATGGAAAGACGTTGGCGAACACCAACTTGTCACACTGCTTGAAAGACCAAACGAAAAGCAGTCTTGGCGTGACTTCCAAGAAATGGTGCTTCTGCATCTGAACCTTGCTGGAAATGCATTTATCCACAGGGCTGCGCCGTTGCAGCAACTGACAGTTTTAAGACCTGACCTGGTGGAAATTATACCTGATGACAAAGGCGATATTGACTATTACAAATATAAAACAGGTCAGAGCACGCAGGATTATGACACATATCAACCTGACGAAGTCTGTCACCTTATGTTCTGTGATCCAATAAACCCGTTCGACGGAATTGCACCAGCAGAAGCTGCTGCAATGTCAATCAATCTTAACAATGTTGCACGTGAATGGAACCATGCCAAACTGAAAAACACTGTTGGCATCAGTGGAGCATTCTTTTCTGATGCACTTGCTTTGAATGAAAACCAGCAACAGCAGATTGAAGAAAAAATAATGGACTACACAGGACCACAGAATGCTGGCAAGTATGCATTGCTCGACGGTGTGAAGGATTATAAGCCACTTGCTGACAGCAGCAAGGAAATGGATTGGTTCAACATAATGGAACTGTCTGCGCACGAAATCAGCATGGCCATTGGCGTTCCTAAAGAACTGCTTTGGGGTGAAGCCACGTTTGAAAATCTTGACCAGGCAAAACGTCAACTTTATATTGGCACAGTGCTTCCACAATTAGGCAAAATAATTGATGGTCTTAACCACTTCTTGTCACCTTTATTTCCAGATTATAGATTTGAGCTGGACACAGAAGCAATCGAAGTGCTTCAAGAAAATTTTGCCACAAAGGCGCAATGGGTTTTGCCACTTATCCAAAACAGAACAATTCTTGTCAATGAAGGGCGTGAAAAACTTGGATGGGAAGCACGCGAAGATTGCAACCTGTTCCTTGAACCAGTTGGACTTTCACCTATTGAACCGGATGGTGCGCAACCACAAGGTGGTGTTGGCATAACTCCTCCGCAACCAGCACAAGCACCAACGCCTGTTGGCTCGCCAGGCAATGGAAACGCGCCATCGGTTGACCAAGCAAACAGCCTGATGACTACACTTGAAGCAATAAAGCAAAAGGCAGCAAGTGGCTATTGATCTTCATAAACCAAAAGACAGAGCAAAATACCGGAAGTCACTATTCAAAAGGCGTGATAAGTTTTTTGAACCAGCATCACGCCAAGTGGCTTCTGCATTAAATCAGATTGGTGTTGGCGTAGTTGCTGCGATAAAATCAAGTTCTACTTTATCACTTGACAAAGTGAACAAAGCCATCCAGGATGGAAAACCGCGTCTTAAAAAATCCGTCGAGCAAGTCTGGTTAATGGCAGGTTCAGATGCTTATTCGTTTGCAGCATCAAACTTTGGTGGCACATTATATGGATCAGCACCAAAAGCTGCTGCGTTCACTGTCACATTAGACACGGAAAGCCTGGTTTCATGGGCTGATTATGGTGCTGCAAACATAGCCACGAAGCAGTTTATTCCTGCCTGGATGACTTATGTTGCTGACTATATGACAACAGGAAAGGTTGGTGATCGGCGCATTGATGACATGACACACGAAACAGAACAGCGTGTGCAGACTGCGTTGTTTGCTGGAATGGAACAGCAAGAAGGTCAGCCACAGCTTGCGCTTCGCGTGCAAGCATTGTTTGATGATATGTCTGAAGGTCGCGCACGCGTGATTGCTAAAAGTGAAACCGTTGACGCATACAACCAGGCCACACTGCAGCAAGGCAAAGATGCAGGAAGCACGCTTGACTTGATGTGGATTGCAACAGGCGATGACAGCACCAGACCAGAGCATGAAGCAATGGATGGCGTGCAAGTTCCACACGATCAGGAATTTGAATGTGAAGATGGAACAACAATGCCTGGTGAAGCTGTGAATTGTCGTTGCTGTTTAGGTTATGCGCAACCGGAAGAATAAATGAAATCCACCCGCTGTCCAAACTGCTTCAAACCTGTGATTGGTAGCCGTCTGTGCCAGTGGTGCATCACGCCAATTCCTGATGGCCACGAAACAACAATTAAAAACCTGGAACTTTTTGTCTGGAACAACAAATAATGACAAGAACAAACAACTTTGAATCCAACCTGGTGCAATCGCTAAAGAACTATTTCAACACACATAGCATTCCTGCAGACGTGCGTCGATTTCCAATGCTGCGTTGGACATCGCAGCCGTGTGATTTAATATTTGATTCACCAGTTGCTGGTCATTATGGGTTTGAATGCAAAAGCACCAGCAGCAACAAGCTGTGGTTCACTGCGCACTTTCATGTCAGACAGGATGGAACACACCAGGTGAATGCACTTGATGATTATTTTATTCAATCAGGACGGACAGCATTCCTGGCAGTTGAACTAAAGAAGAAAGGAAATGTGAACAGGTGCTGCTTTGTGCCTTGGTGGCGTGTTAGTTGTGCGTATCAGTCAGGCAAAAAATCATTGAAGGAAAGTGAAATGACATCATACTGCGTGTGTTTGCGGCATGGTAAATATTATCACCTGGATGACTTTTTTTCTTGTTTTGTATAATGTTCACTTTTGGTGAACATCTTCATGTATAGGCTTTTTTAAATTTATTTTATCCTTTTGTATAAATTACCGGCCGGTAAATTCCACAAGTAGGTCATAACCTTTATTATTCATATCTGATTTTGTTAAGAGTAGATGCACGTTTTTAATTTTGATTTTTTAATCTATAATACAGAGTGGTGAATACATGGCTGATAATATACCGGAATTCACAAAGGACAACAGCCTGCCACTTGAAGTCGTTGATGAAGAAAAGGGAATTGTTGAAGGATATGCTTCAGTTTATGGAGTGAAAGACAGCCAGGAACAGGTGGTTGATCGTGGTGCATTTGATCACATCCTGAATGATCCAAAGGCTATCAAGAAAATAAAATTCCTTTGGCAGCACGATTATGCAAAGCCAATTGGCAAAATCCAAAAACTTTGGGATGATGGCATTGGCTTGAAGTATCAGGCAAAATACAACCAAAAAACTTCATGGGGAAAGGATGCCTATGGTGCTTCTTTGAATGAAGATATTGACGGTAATAGCATTGGCTATTCAATGCGGAATGGAAAGGCAGTCAAAGATGACGAAGGCACAGAACACCTTCAGACAATAGGACTGATGGAAATTTCAAACGTCACATTTCCTTCAAACGCAGAAGCAACGCACACAGGTGTCAAATCCGCAAACGACGAAAAAGCAGGAAGGGTTCAGGCAAACAGAAACGAATCACGCTTAAAGCAAATGCGTGGTTTGATTGATGAAATGCTTTCTGAACTTGGTGGTGCAGATGCTGCAGCTTCAGACACAGAAGCTGTGGAAGAAACCAAAGACGAAAGCAAAGAAGACGAAATGATTTTGAAACAATTGCAAAATCTGATTGATATTTTTAAGAAGGGATGATTTAGCATGGCAGAAGAAAAGACAATGGAACAGCTTATTGTTGAGCTTCAAACTGGTGTAAATGACTACAGCACCAAGATGGAAAAACAACTTGCGGATTCGCAAAAGCTGATCAACGACAGACTAGATAAAATAGAAACTAAACAGAACACACCACCTGGTGGTGCTGCTGCAGTCACTGACAAGAAGGATATTGAAGGCGAGTGGTCAACTGAGCTGGTCAAATATATGTGGACCAAGTCAGGGTTTGATCAATTAAAGTATATCCATGAATACGTTGACACGCACACCAAGTCGGAAGTTCCTGACTATCTTAAAACGATTGCAGCCAATGATCTGACAACTGGTGGCTACTGGCTAACGCCAACGGTCAGCAATCGGATACTCGAAACAATTCTTTTGATTGATCCAATGCGCAGCGTTTGTTCAGTTGAAACACTTCGCAATGGTGACGAACTGACAATGCTCGGTGAAGTTGGAACATTCCCGTGTGGTTGGACAACTGAGCAGGGAGCACGCGCAGCTACTGCCAACATGACGTTGACTGAAAAGCGAATTCCAAGCCACCCCATGTATGCAATGCCATTAATGACACAGAAGATGGCAAGAATTGCAGCTTTTGACGTGGAAGGATGGATGACGCGCAGGGTTGCACGTTCGTTCGCAAACCTTGAAGGAATTGCGTTTGTGTCAGGAAACGGTGTTGGACAGCCTGAAGGAATTCTTACTGCTGCAAGACGCACAGGAACAGCAATCACGCACACTGCAACTGGTGCTGCTGCATCAATCACAGACTTCGATGTTTTAATTGACATGCAAGAATCGCTTAATGAAGTCTATCAACAGAATGCTGTTTGGTTGATGAATAGAAGCACAAAAGCCTATCTGAGAAAGTTCCAGGATGGGATGTCTAACTACATGCTTGAGTCCAACGTTCAGTTGAACTATGGTGTCAACGCGGTTCCACGATCAGGTGACATGCTATTTGGAAAGCCTATAATTTACGTTCCAAGCATGGACAACGTAGGTGCTGCTGTTGGTGGTGTCAACAGGATGCCAATTGCATATGGTGATTTTGCTGAAGCATACACCATTGTTGACAATCCAGGTATGTACACGATCAGGGATGAAATAACGACAAAGGGCGCAGTCAGCCTGTTCACAGAACGCCTTGGCGTTGGTGGTGGTGTGGTTGATGAAGCTGCAATAACGTTCCTGGAATGTTCAGTTTAAGCTGGTGTTCTAAATGACGCACATAAGCAAAGTTTACTTTGACGCAGGTGGTGACGGAATAACCACAACTGCTGACGCGCAATCCATCTTTGTTTCAAAAGGTGGAGATGACACGTCAGGAACTGGTTCACTGATGTCACCTTATCTGACAGTGACCAAAGCGTTTACCGAAGTCAGCAGCACACGGAAATTTATTGCAGTTCTACCAGGCGCATATAACGAAGCAGCTTATTTGTCGTGGCCAAGTGTAAACCAAGTAGTGCTTTCTGCGCCATTTGGAAACGTGGTAATATCAAACGCAGATGCTGCTGCACAAGTGATTGCAATCAATCCGACGTTCACAACTGCAACTTTTGAAGCGTATATTCAGGGCATCGAATTTGCCCATGATACGCAGGTTGGTCTGCAAGTTAATAACACAAACATGGGATCAAGGAAATTGCTTATTGGCCTTGACAATGTGTCATTTTCAGAAGATGGTGGAAATTCGATTGATGTCGATCACGCAACAGCTGATCAGGCAATCAGGATATATGCAAAGAACTGTGACGAAATCGAAGGTGCTGTGAACTTCCTTCCAGGGTCTGGAACGGCTGATGACAGACTTCGATTCACAAACTGTGTTTTGTCGGGTGGATTGACAGTGCAAGATGTGGCTGTTGCTGCAGAATTATCACTGATCAACTGTCTTGTCAAAGCCGGCGCATTGACCACAGGGAATGCTGCAACGAAAACCAACACGATTGGTTCATTTTACAGAACAGATGCCGGTGTTTATACTCAACTGGCTAATGCATATGACACATAATTATTGAAGGTGAATAAAAAATGGTAAATAAAGACGTAGTTCACAGCGTAAAAATCGCACCAATGGCTACACAGATTTCTGCAACAGATGCCGCTGCAATCAACGCACAGTTTGCAACTGCACTTGATACGCAGGGCTATGAAGGAAACGCTATTGTTGTATATTTCGCAGACGTGAACAATGTATTGGATAACAATTTCAGAATGTATGAATCAGATGTTTCTGCAACAGACGCAGGAACTGCTGTGACTGCAGCAAATGTCAGGGTGCGCAGACACGACGGTGTTTTGACCAAGTGTCCAGCAGCAACCGGAATACTTACAACCACAGCTGCTGCTGATGAAGATTCATTTTGGATTTTTGAATACATAGGCAACAAGCGATGGGTGCGCGTGACTGCTGCAGCAGGAACTGCTGATGTTACTATTGGCATGTTTTCATTGCAGACGCACGCAAGACACGGAATGACTGCGTGATTAATGAAGGCCACATATTGTGGCCTTTTTTCCTTATATCTTAACTGAGAGGGAAAATAATGCCTTACAAATGGACAGTTTCTGTCACTATTCCAAAAGATGACGCAACAGGGCTTTCTGACGTGGTGGATTTTGGTGGTGGAGCAACACACATTGGCGTGATTATGCCAGCAGCATGGAATGCTGCAAACATAAGTTTTCAAGTTGCAGCAACGCCTGGTGGAACTTTTGGTGATCTCTACACAGAAGCAGGTGTTGAAGCCAAGCTTGCATCTGTTCCAGCACAAGGAAAAACATATTCATTGGCTACACTTGCACCAACGTTGTCACCTTATAGATGGGTGAAGGTGCGCAGTGGGCTGACAGGTGCAGCAGTCACGCAGACCGCAGCAAGCACTGTGTTGACTTTTATATTTCAAAGGTGATTTCATATGGAAACAGGAAAAGCAAAATCAACCATCAGGGTTGATGACGAATGCGAGCACGTAGATGTTTGCATTGGCGCACCAGCAGCCGCTGTTGGCGCAAAAATTCATCCACCAGTGGCAGGTGACAAATAATGACAGTTACTGCACACTGGTATGCACTTTCAAACGCGATGGCATATGGTGGAATAACAGAAGCAGAAACCACGCGGTTTGTTGATTTTTTAACTGACACGGTCAAAGTGATGCTGGTTACTTCCAGCTATACGCCTGACCAGGATGCGCACAATTTCATTGATGACGCGAACACATACGAAGTGACAGGCACAACGAATTATACAGCAGGTGGTGCTGCGCTTGGAACCAAAACCTGTGGTGTGGCTTCGCATGTCACAAAGCTTGATGCTGCTGATACATCATGGGCATCGTCAACAATACCAAATGCCAGGTATGCAATTGTTTACAAGGATTCAGGCACAGCATCAACTTCGCCATTGATTTGTTATATTGATTTTGGTGCAAACTTTTCAAGTTCAAATGGTGCGTTCACAATCACATGGGATGCTGCAGGGATCGCAACAATAACTGCTTCGTGAAACTGAATGTCATTCAGCAATTCTTGGGTGGCAAAAGCTGTTACAGCTAAAGGACAGTTGCATTGCCATTCAACGAATTCTGATGGAACAAAGACACCAGCACAGGTTGTTCAGGCATACCTTGATGATGATTATGATTTTGTTTGTATAACTGACCACGATCACCTGACAACTGATCCAGCAGTTGGTGGTATAACATTCATTCAAGGCGACGAAGCAAACACTGCGTCGCTGCATTTGGGCTGTGTTGGAATAACACAATTACCATCTGGAACGTGCAATGAAGCAATTGCACAAGTTCACGCAGATGGTGGATTCACACAGTTAAATCACGTTGATTTTTCTTCTTATGTGATCCCATTGGCTACTTTAAACACACTTGTTGGTTATGATGCCATAGAATATGTGAACGGGTTTGTTCAACATGATTCAACGTGCTTTCCAAACAATCCTGACATGCCATTGCCACAGATTAAATGTGACCGGCTGTGGTCATTGGGAAACAGGTTTTGGATCACTGCCTGTGATGACTGCCACGATCACGCAGACGCAACGTGCAACGAACAAAACAACGCATGGGTTATGGTTAACGCTGCAAGCACGTCAGCAGCAAATATTGTTTCAGAATTGAAGGCAGGGAATTTCTACATTTCAGATGGTGCTTTAATTGACAGCGTGACTGTTTCTGGAAACAATATAACAATAACACTTCCAGCATCATCAACTGTGACCTGGCAGGTTCAAGGATGCATGATTGCTCAGACGGACACAAGTGTCACAGAAGCAACTTACACTGCCAAGCCAAATGAAGATATTTATATTTTGATCAAGGTTGTCAACGGTGCTGGTAAGCGAGCGTGGGCGCAACCAATATTCAACGATGGTCCACCAATTATGCTTACCAAGGCAGGATATTTTACACTTAAAACTTCGACAGGATCACAAGCCACAACAGGTGTTGGATTCAGACCGCGCGCACTTATTTTGTTTTATGAAACATCTGCAGGGTGGACATCAAGCTATTGTTTTTCTGTTGGTGTTAGTTCTGACTATGGTTGCGCGGCTATTGGTGGATCAGATTATAGTGGCCAAGCAACCACTGTCTGTGCTAGAGGACAAACGCGCACATCACAAGTGATTAATTGGGCAGGAACGATTTATTCAAATGCTTTAGTTTCAACCTTTGATGCCGATGGATTCACGCTTAATTATACAGTAGCATCAACTGGTGCAGATAGGATTTATTATTTTGCAATAGGTGGAACTGCTGTGCAACAAACAGCAGTTAAAGAATGGTGGCCAGCAGCAACAGGAAATCAATCAGTAACAGGTGTTGGATTTCAGCCTGACGCAGTATTCCATTTTGGCATGTATTCAAACACGAGTGGTGCGCACAATGATGTAACGTCGGTATATCACTTTGGTGCTATGGATGCAGCAGGCAATCAATGGGCAAATTATGTTTTTGCACAAGATGCTGTAGCCACAACAAACACAGCTAGAGTTCAACGAACTGATAAATGTATTGTTGGACTTGGATCACAATCAACTCTCTTAACTGCAGCAACCTTCGTTTCAATGGATGCCGATGGGTTTACAGTTAACCATTCTGCGCAGCAAGGTCGTATGGTTTACAGCTTGTGCTTAAAGGGTGGAAGTTATAAGGTTGGACATTGGGACAAATCAACAAACACCAGTGTTCCTGTTACCGAAACGATAACAACCACAGGAATATTGCCAAAAGGTGTTTTGACCACAAACGTTTCCAACGTGGCAATGACCGGAAATGCTGCTGATGGTCTGCGTTTGGCTTTTGGTGCTTCTGATGGAACAAACAACTATTTCAACGCGATTCAAAGCAAAGACAATGCAGCAGACAGTCTGAGCTATTCAAGATATAGCGCAACACAATCACTGGAAGTTTGTGACAACGACGCACACACAGATGATGCTGGTGGCACGATGGGTAATTTTGTTGCACAAGCTTTTGACGCAGTGTGGGCGACCAACAACAATGTTGCAACCGAAATTTGTTATATGGTTTTTGGTGAAGCATATGCCACAGCAGCAGTGACTGCTGCAGTTGCAGCAGCAACGTCAGCAGGAAACGCACCAACCGTAAGTGGTGCAGCTGGTGTGACAGCAATTCCTGCGAGGGCTGTTTCACTTGCAGGAATGCCAACACCTGTTGAAGATGCATGTCAGGTGAAATTTTGTGATTGGCCAGAATTAGGAACCACAGTTATCAACAAAGGCATTGCAGGCGTTTCATATAATGGAACAGCAACAGACAATGACTTTGAAGTGCTTGCAAGTGGTGCAACGTGCTTCCATCTTGATGCAAACACAGACATTACAACAATTCCAACAGGAATTGTGAATACAAATAGTCCATTCACAATGGAATGCCTGTTCAATCTTGATGTTTCAGGAACTCCTTCTGTAATACTTTTATCAATAAATTGGAACTTTTATGCCATCATAAATCCTGGTTGGAGTTATATTATAAAATATAATCCTGCATTTGATGGCTATAAAGCATGGGTATGGACAACAGATTCTGCACCCGAAGGGGAATGGACATATCTTCAGATTGCATGGGATACATCAGGCTTTGACAATACGCCAGTTGTAAAAATTAACAACACACAATTGACACTTTCTGCGTCGCACAGTGGATCGGTCACACAGTGGTGTGCAGATTCTGGATTTTATATTGGAAACGGTTCACAAGCACATGCCACGCTTGGCAAAATAGCATTATTCAAATTCCACAGTCGAAAACTTTTGGACAGTGAACTTATACAAAACGTCAATGCTGAATCGTGGCGAGTTGGAAGCGTTCTAAGTGGTGCAACGATAAGCGGTGCAGCAGGTGTGGATGCAGTAAGAGCACAAGCAACTGCAGCAATTCCAGCACCTGCACCTGGTGCTGGTATAGGAATAACTGCTGTAAAAGCTGCAGCAAATTCAGAAGCACCAGTTCCTGCATTAGAAACCAATAATATTTTGGCTGCTGTAAAAGCGGAAGCAACAGCAACAGCACCAGCACCAACAGCAAGTGGTGCAGCTGGTGTTGCTGCAGTTAATGCAGCAGCAACAGCAACAGCACCAGTTCCTGTTGCATCTGGTGCTGCTGGTGTGGATGCTGTCAAAGCTGAAGCTGCAGCAACAGCACCCGTTCCAGTTTTAACTTCAGACAATATATTGTCTGCAGTTGCAGCAACTGCCACAGCAGACGCGCACGCACCAGATGTTTCAAGTGAAGCTATTATTGCAGCAGTTGTTGCAGCAGCAACAGCGGTTGCAAACGCACCGGAAGTAAGTATTGAAGTAATTGTTGACGCATTGATAAACGCAGCGGTTGCAACTGCAACAGCAGACGCAATTGCACCATCATCTATAAGTGGTGATGCAGGTGTTGATGCAGTCAGTGCAGAAGCTGCAGCGGAAGCACCAGCACCAGAACTGATTTCAAACAACATTATTTTCGCAGCAGTTGCAGAAGCTGTTGCTGAATCAGAAGCACCGTCTGTTTCTGGTGACGCGTTGGTTGCTGCAGCAGTTGCAGAAGCTATTGCTGAAGCATATGCACCAGAAATTTTCAATGAAATGTCTGTGATGATTGCAGCAGCTGTTGCAGAAGCAATGGCTGATTCGATTGCACCAACAATCGAAGGTGATGTGTGGGCTGACGTATTAATAAACGCATTGGTTGCAGAAGCAGCAGCAGACGCGATTGCACCAGATGCAAGTGGTGATGCCGGTGTTGATGCAGTAGTTGCTGATGCACTTGCAGACGCAACAGCACCTGTCATTTCTGGTGACGCGTTGATTGAAGCCATTGTTGCGGAAGCACTTGCTGAAGCGATTTCACCAGAAATCACAGAATACCAGGGAATTGAAATTGGTGCTGTGGTGGCTACAGCAACGGCGGTTGCTATTGTTCCAGAAATATTTGGTGAAATTGTAAACGTTCCATATTGTGAACCTGAAGTTGATTTTACTGGAACAGAATTTCTGATAACTGTTTTGGGTGGTGTTTATTCAGAAATCATAAGCATGTTGGCACAGGAAGCAGGAGCCACAGCATTCGTCGGAAGCTATATCGACAAAACAGACTTTTCTGCTTCAGTCGGAGCAGCAACGACAATTGACGCTATATATGAAGATTACACGCATATGGAAGGAATTCTTCCAGCAATAAAATTAGTTGGATTTATCAGGTGTAAAGCATGACAGTAGATTTTTCGATGATAGCAGGAACAAACCGCGAACTGCAGTTTGCTGTGAAGGATGCAAATTTCGTTGCGGTTGATGTTACAAGTGCAGACATTGTTTGGGTTGCAGCGTTGACTTCAACAGGTGCTGCAGTGATCACAAAAAGCACAGACCAAGTGACAGAAATTGAAATAACAAATGGACCGGCCGGCGAATTTTCAGTTTATTTGCTTCCAGATGACACAGATGACAAGGGTGGTGTGACTTTCTACCACGAAGCACGAACAATTTTAGCTGCAATTGAAGAAGTGGTTTTTCAAGGAACATTTTCAGTCACTGACACGTTGACATATGGAGCAATGCCATGATAAAATTGAAAACAGCACCAGCAGCAGAGCCAGTTGCAGGAACTGACGTTCAGACGTTCCTTCGATTGGCAAGCACAGATGCCAACACGCGGTTGGCAAATTACGCGATAACAGCACGCACACAGGCTGAAAACTATTGCAAACGGTCATTCATCAATCAATCATGGGAATTGATGCTTGATGCATGCAAAATAAGTGACACAATAAAGCTTCCAAGACCACCACTGGTGTCAGTCACGTCTGTGAAGTATTACGATGTCAATCACGCAGAAGCAACACAGAATTCGACGCAATATCAGTTGGACACCTACAGCGAACCAGGAAGGCTGATAATAAAAACTGGCTACGTTTGGGGTGCAGGTGTTGCACTTCGTGACAAAAATGCACTTCTGATTGAATATGTTGCTGGATATGGTGCTGCAGGAACCAATGTTCCACAAGACATCAAAGACGTGATAATTGAAGCTGCAGCTTATTACTTCAACGAAGGCAAGATTGGAACACTGCCTGAAGATTCGTTGAAGAAGCTTCAGCCATATGTGGTTTACTGGAAATAATAACGTATATTATACAAGTAGCCGTGTTTTTTAACACAAAAGGACTAAAACTGCCAGGGCGATTTAACACAAAAAGGACAAAACGCAATGCCAACACCGTTTCAAAAGTTTGATCAACGTGCAACAATTGTCAGCTATGCAGAAACGGCTGATGGATATGGTGGACTTGGAACGCCAACGGAAACAACAGTTTCGACAGAATGGGTTGCTGTAAAATTCCAGGCAGGAATGGAAATTTTTGAAGCAGGAAAGGTCGTCGGAACAGCAGACTATCTGATAACAATGTGGTATAATGCAAGCGTCACAAAGAAAATGTCTGTCAAAATTGGCACACGCGTTTTCGACATTGCTGCTGTTGACAATTTTGAAATGAAAAACGAATATCTGAATTTATATTGCAACGAAGTGGTTTGAATGCCTGACATATCAGTTGAAGTGAATAAATCAAGCGTGGACAAAGTTCAGGCCATGATTGCATCAAAATTAAACGATGTGGTGAAAGGCATTGGTCCAATATTGATGGAAGGTGGTGAACTGATGTCAACAGCAATTAAAGAAGAATGTCCTGTGGCAAAAGTCAATGGTGGAACACTGCGCAGCAGTGTTTCTGCTGAACAAATAAGTGACAAAGAAGTCCACGTTGCACCACATACATTTTATGCACCATATGTTGAATTTGGACACGGTAATTGGTCGGGCGATCCATTCATGAAACGCGGTGTTGAAAAATCACGCAACAACGTCATGGCGTATATAAAATCAAAGTTGGCTGAGAAATGACGACGCGTGAAAGTGCAATACTTGAAATGCAACATTCGATTCTTGACGCATTAAATGGAAACAGCCACCTGGTGACAACTCACGGTTGTTCCACTTATGATTATGTGCCTGAAGATGTGATCAAAAACACAGCACCATATATTGAAATTGGTGATCCAACCGAAATTGGATGGGATTTTTTGGGTGATGTATTTGGACAGCGATTGACGCAACGGCTGCACGTCTGGTCAACATATCGTGGAAAAAAGGAAGCAGCCGACATAATCAAGCACATGAAAGAACTGCTTGCTGATACAGCAATAACGATCACAGGCTACACACACGTCATGACAAAAGCTGAATTTGCCACAGTCATGCGTGATCCAGACAAATTTCATTATCACGGTGTGCTGGACCTTGGTGTGTATGTGGTGCAAACGTGAAGGAAGTGGTAAAAGAAAATGGCTATAACTAAAGGGAATTTGGCGTGTTTGAAAGCATCAAACACTGCAGGTGGTGCAACGGGATATAACACCATTGCACTATTGAATCAAGCCGGTGCAACTGTTGAAGAAAAAACCTTTGACAGCACCACATTGACTTGTGCTGCGCAAGCATATACACAACGGATGTCAGCAATCAAAAAGGTGTCATACACAGGTTCAGGATTTTTGGACACGATTGGTGACACTACAGGGCAAAAAATCATTATGGACAATGTTGCACTTGGAAATGAATTATGGTTTCAATATTGGTTTGAAGCAGCGAATTGGGTGAAAACAAGGGTTGAAATGGATGGTTTCAACATAAAAACAACGCCTGATGGCAGTGTTGATGTTTCTTTTACTGCACAATCAACAGGCGTGATTTCTTATGGAACAAGTTAATTTAAAGGGTGAATTGAGAAATGGCAATATCTAAAGGCACAACGCCGAAAATATACACAGCAGCGACAGCATCGCCAACTAATTTAGTTGGTCACATGAACAACTTTAGCATGACAATGAATGGAAAAAGCGTGGATGTGACAGAATTCGCAGCAAGCGCACCAACATACATTGCACGTGCATCAGGAATAAAGGATTTGACTGCAACTTTTAGTGGTTTTAATGATAAAGCAGACGCAGGGCAAGCACCTATTTGGGCAAATGTCGTGTCTGACACTGATCTTTATGTGAAAATTACTTTCACAGCAACCACACCTGCAATTGAATTCAAGGCAGTAGTGGACAGCATTGACATTAAAAATTCCATTGATGGCTACGTTGAAGTCACTTTTAATGTTAGCAACGCAAGCAACACTGTCACGATAACATAAACACGTGGTGGCAAAATGGCAGCAGTAATTACACCTGGTCATCACGCAGTCATTTATGTTAGTGGTGCAGATGCAGGAACGTCTTTCACTACAGAAGCAACGACAAAGGATGCAACTGGTAAAATATACACCATAGACGCAGCAGCAAAATCCGTGTGGCATCCAACGACAACGATCACACAACACTGGTCTGCAGGTCCAACTGGAACGATCACGGTCAGCCGGCTAACTGGTCAGCTTATTTCTACAGCAGACGAAGCTGCACACACCGTGACTGTTGATGGAAAGTTTCTTGAAATGCAGCCTGTGCTGTATTGCAAAGATTTTTCAATGGCTGCCGGACCGAAACTTACAGACATAACACCGTTTAATCAGAATTATCAGTCCATGACGCGTGGATTGTCTGACATCAGTGGAACACTTTCAAACTTCTATGATCCAGTTGAAGTTGCTGCATTTACACCTGCAATTCCTGTCTATTTCAACACAAAAATGCTTGCTGACACAACGATTGCATTAAAATTGTATGTGCATGCAACATTAAGCTTGCTCGCGTGGGCTGTGTTAGACAGTGAAGATTTAAAGGCTGCAATTGATGGAGTTCTGGACCAAACAATTTCTTGGTCTGGTGCAAAAGACGCAGAAGGACACGTTTTCAGTGTCATATGAACAACAATTAAAATCATCCAACAAATGTGGGTGATGGTGATACACTTTGGAAGAAACAAAAATCGGAAAGAATGTGCCAAGACTGACGTTGGCTGAAGAAATTTTGAACATGGATGACAGCGAATCGGAAATTGTGGTTGTTCCACAATGGAAGAATAAGAAGATACTGTGCAAGAATATGACAGGCGCTGAACGTGCCAGGCTTGCAAAACTTGTCACATTTGACGCAAACGGTGTCATGGACAATGAAAGCACGTCTGCAGATGTTGTCATGGCAGGTTCATATGATCCTGACAACCCGAACGAAAAGATTTTTTCAGGAAGTCAGCGTGAATTTTTACTGAACAAAAACAGCGCAGCACTTGAACTTCTTGGTGGTGTGATTAACAGACTGAGTGGTATATCACGGGATAGTCAAAAGAAAGCAGAAAAAAACTGAAAGCGAACAACCAAAGGATAGCGTTGTTCATATTGGCTAAAAAACTTCATATGACGGTGCAAATGTTGTGTGAAAACACAACAAGCATGGAAATCACGGAATGGCTTGCTTTCCTAAGCTTAGAAGCAAAAGAAAAAGACAGACAGCAGAAAATACGTGAATCGGAAGCAAAAACAAGCAGTAGTGGCATGCCGCAACCTGAAAAGTTCAACATTTTTGACATACCTGAAGAATTTGAAGACGAATTAAATGGCTGACACAGTTGCTGAATTATTAGTTGCTATTAAAGCAGACACAAGTGATCTGCAGTCAAAATTTGGTGACGCACAAAACCAAGTCAAATCTTTTGGATCAAGTTTAAGCAGTATTGGAACTGCTGCAGGTGCTGCACTTACTGTTGGCGTAACTGCACCACTTATGGCCATCGGTGCATATGCATTAAAAGCATCTTCAGACGTTGGTGGTGCTTACACAGCCATAAAGAAAGAAACTGCTGCAACTGGTGTTGAACTTGAAGGGCTGAAGAAAACATTCAATACTGTTTTTAATTCCGTTCCTGTGGATGCAAAGGCTGCAGGTGATGCAATTGGATATTTGCATGAAAAAACGGGTGCAACTGGTGACGCATTAACAAGCCTAAGCACAATAGTCGTCAATCTTTCCAGGGTGACAGGTTCAGATTTAACCACGCAGGTGCGTGCTGTTGGTGATGCAATGGCCACCTGGAAGGTTAAGGTGAGTGATCAGGAAGCTGCACTTAATACTTTGTATAAAGTATCAATAGAAGCAGCTATGCCATTTGATAAGTTGCTCACTGTATTACAGCAATACGCACCAGTTTTCCAGGCAATGAATATGTCAATGACTGATGCTGCATTGACAATTGGATCGTTGACAAAAGCAGGGATGGATGTCGAGCCAGTTCTTAATGGTTTAAGAACATGGATGGGAAAGGTTGCAACAGAAACCACGAAGGCAAATGATGCTATGGCAGGTGGAAAAACTTCTGTTGCTGAATACAACGAAGTTCTGAACAAAGTTCCGCATAATTTTGAAGATATTTATAATCAAATAAAAAACGCAACAAACTATCAGGATGCTTATAATTTATCTGTAACATACTTTGGTTCGCGTGCTGCGCCAACGATGACAAAGGCCATTCGTGACAATGTATTAAATCTGACGGAATTCAAAAAGCTGGTTGCAGGCAGTAGTGCAGACATAAACAAGATGGCAACTGACACAACCACATTGTCAGAAGCCTTTAAGCTGTTCAACCAAAAGATGGAATTGGCATTTGCACCACTTGGCGCAACAATTGGAAAAAGCCTTAAAGATGCACTGGCATCAATGACACCGTTCACTGATATGTTGCAACGACTTGGTGGTGCGTTTGATGTGCTTCCAGGTCCAGTGAAGCAGTTTATTGTTTTGATTGGTGCAGTTGCTGCGTCATTAGGGCCAACAATCTTGGGGATCACCACATTTGCTGGTGGACTTGCGCAACTTGCGACCTTCATGGGATTGTCTGTTTCATTGACAGGAATTGCAACAGCCATTGGAGCGATTGCACTTGTTGCACTTCCAGTGATCACAGTGATTGCTGGATTGGCAGCAGGTCTAGCTGTTGCGTGGCAAACGTCGGAAACATTCAGAACTGTGGTGACAAAACTTGGCGAAGCATTCAATGTGTTTTCTGGACACATATCAAAAGCACTTGGATTAATAATGTCAGGAAACTGGCAAGCGGGAATGGCTGAAATAGGAAAAGCATTTTCAGACTTGCCAAAGTGGCTTGAAATTATTGATTGGGATGCAACCGGCCGTCAAATAATCACAGAAATAAAAGCCGGAATAGCAAACCACAAATCCGAAATACTTAATGCATTTGATAATATCGCCAATGATATTGCAACCTTTATTGAAAAACAGCCTTGGGATTCAATCGGACAACGAATAGGCAAAACGCTTGGTGGTGTGATTTCTGTAGCACTTCGTGCAGCAACCACAGGCTTGACAGGAATGGATTTATTGGGTGATGGTGGTGGTGCTACAGGTGGTAACGCAACTATTGCATCAGCACAAGGAACATCAATTGAAACATCTGCAATTGTTGCGAACAAAGGTCAGGGTGCTTCCAGACTTGAAACTGCAGGAACGACGGCGGCTGCTTCATTCACCAAAGGGTTTATTCAAGGGTTGAAAGACGGGATGGCCAATGTTGATTGGGGTTCGATCTTAATGGGTGCAGCCACGTTTGATTGGTCTGATCCATTTGGCGAAGGCAAAAAGAAACGCAAAGGCAAAAAGACAGACGAAGGATCACCAGCACGTGCTGTTGAAGATTTCTTGGGTGATTCAGATTGGCCATTTGGTGCTGAAAACACCAAGGGTGGCATACTTGATCCAAATGGTGAACCTTGGGCGTCATTAAAAAACATAACACTGCCAAATCCGTTTGAAGGGTGGACACTTCCTGCAATGCCTGACTTTGGAGCAATGATTTCAGGCATCAAACTTCCAGCACTTCCAGCATTTGATGTTGGTCACGCGTTTGATGGATTTGCAACCATAAACCTTCCTGGAAAAATAGCCGGTTTGTTTGCTGGCATCAAACTTCCAGCACTTCCTGCACTTCCGGATTTCAAACTTCCAGCAATGCCGGACTTTGGCTCATTGTTTGCAGGAATAAAACTGCCAGCGTTACCTGCACTTCCAGACTTCAAACTGCCAGCAATGCCTGACATCGCAGGTTCAATATCATCATTGTTTGCTGGAATAACAATGCCAACATTGACAATTCCACCTATTTCACTTCCAGACATCAATCCACTGCAGACGTTGAAAAGTATATGGGATGGGTTCACGGGTGCGATCAAAAATATTGGATTTAATATTTCAATTCCTGATTTAAATCCACTGAATACATTGAAAGGAATTCTTGATTGGATCACATCACACTTTAGTGTTCACGAAGTCGGATTTGCTTTAAACATGCCTAACACAAATCCACTTGAGGGCTTCCAAAGTTCGTTGAAGTGGATTGTTGACAACTTTAGTGTTCACGAAATAGGTTTCAATCTTTCAGTTCTAGGAATGGATAAACTTAATGGTGCAATTGACAAGTGGAACAATTTAAGCGCAAGCATTAAAGCTGGTCCTTGGGATGTTGGCGGTCAACACATTCCTGGTTTCAACACACCGTCACCACATATTCCTGGCTTCAATACACCAACACCACACATTCCTGGTTTCAACACACCGTCACCACATATTCCTGGCTTCAATACACCAACACCACACATTCCTGGTTTCAGCACAGGAAACATTGGTGTTCCAGGGTTCAGCACAGGAAACGTTGCGGTTCCAGGAATACCTGGTTTCACTCTTGGACCATATTCAATCGGTGTTCCAGGGTTCGACATTCCTGGAATTGATTTTGGACCACTTGGAAAATGGAACGGTTTTTCATGGGGTGGAACCAGCTTAACAACAGGAAGTGCTGGTTGGAATGGTTGGGGTGGTGCAACAATTCCATCTGTTGGGTGGAGTGGAACCAACATTCCACCTGTAGGATGGAGTGGTTACACTGTGCCATCTGTAGGATGGGGTG